GATGATTAGGGCAAATCTGTTATAAAATCCTATTGTTGAAGATATCATCTTTAGTATAAGTTCTCACCCAAATCTTCAAATCGATATCACATGTCACAGAGGTCTTAAAGGTTTATAGGATGCGGAGTTAGATAGGACTGGCTTTAGACTGTGTCACAGTGGTTTTTGGACGTTTCTGGACGTTTCGATATCACGATTCCTTCAATTTTGCCCTCGTTTTAGGTTATTTTCAAAACATCAGATTTTTTGAAATATTTATCTCATTTAATAGAATCGTAACTGAAGTGCCAAAGTGCCTATCAGCGTGAGCCACTGACTCTGATCAGCGTCTATGAACTCGATTCGAAAGTCTTTATTGAGGGGTTGGAGGGCGATTCCTTTATGTGTCTCATCGAAGTGTATTCTTTTCAAGGTGATACCAGTCTCGTAACGCACTGCACATATCTTCCCATTCGTGCCCTCCCAAGTGACTTGCTTCTTGATTAAGACTATGTCTTCGTGCAGGATCTGCGGTTCCATGCTCTGTCCATTGATGCGAAAGGCTACATAGCTGTCAGTGCCATAGGGAATATAGCGAGTGGGTACTTCGACTGATTCCGCCGGCTCTATGCCTTCCGGAACTTCAAGAAGAGGTCCAGCGGATATTTCCGCTACAATCGGGAAGATTGAAGTCCGCACGTAAGTGGTATCAAAATCATTCATTAAGACCGGTTTGCCATCTACGATCTGCACTTTCTTGGTGGTTCTGACATCCGGTCCGAGTTCCCAGGGAGCCAGGATGAACATGCTGCCTTCCCCTCTTAGCAGCCAGTTCACATTCACTCCGGCATCAATCAATCTGGTCAGAAACTGAGGGTCCGGATACCTCTCATTGTTCTTGTAGCGGTCCAAAGAATTGGCAGAAATACCAAATTTTTCGGTGAACTGATATTGCTTCAAATTCATTGCTTTGATCAGCATTGCCAGCCTGCTGCCGATATCGTTGGGGTCCATTTTTCCTCCTATAAGGTCAAGATATTCATTGACCATTTGCCGTATGGGTAATATTATGCATCCGTAGATAAGATAAATTGTCTATCTTTTCTGTCAAGACAAAATTACATAGTGTGACTCGGCAGCGGATTCTTCCAATGGGATCAGCAAGTTTGCAAAGGTGCTCGGAAGAAGCAGAAAGGACTTCCCAAGTTATTGCGATGCAGTAATGTAGCACCCAACATTAACTAATGGGAGGCGCTTATGAAAGCGACTACTTACGAGCCAGGAGATAATAGGGTCAAGGACGACCACTGTGACACACCGACCTCTGTGACAGGTGTCACACACCCTTCCGATCGGAGAAAAAAGCTGCCGATGCTGATCAGTAGATATGTTGAACGCTGTGACAGATCGCCAGGACTGAAAAAGGGCACCACTGTGACAGATTATCCAACCACTGTGACACGCCACCGGAACGGAGGTGTCACAGTGGTTTTACCTGTAGTTGAAGAATATTGGCAGAGGCTGAACATGAGCAAGAACAAGATAAGGTCAGTCTGGCTGACCATAGAGCGGGCGGCGGAGCTGATGAACTGCTCCACCCGTACCGTATGGCGCTATATCAAGCGCAATCGGATTGAAGTGCATAAGCATCTGGTTGAGCAGGACGGTTACAAGGTCATGAAGACCTTCCTGCTGACCGAACCTTCCCTATATATAAAGGAGATGGCGGACTGCCGGACCAGGAACATAGTACCTGCCGGCTTCATTGAGATCACTCTCCAGGTAGATGGCAAAGACCTGCATAGCGCTTTGATCTACAAATACAGCGAGGAGGACAAGCATGAGCATCTATGATGAAATCGATCCTCTGGCCTACGCGGAGCTTTATCAGAGCATCTATCCCGATTGGAAGGGTAAGCAGGATTTGCTTAACCAGATTGGGAAGAGCCGGGAGATCAAACCGAATGTTACACCGGTGCCTGATCCATCTGTCCCGCCGGCTAAGATCACCAAGCCGGATGATAGTATCATCCCGGAAAGTGAGTTATGCGTTCCGGACGATCCTGAAGATGAATACATCGACTTTACACCTCAAGAGCGGGTGCCTGTCAAATGCGGTAACGAAGCTAAGCTGATGGGCTACTTCTGCACAACAGTGCTGGAACGGCTTCAGCATAGCGAGTCCAAAGGCCGGGAATGGGAACTGATCACTGCGGAATACAATAATGGTACCCTGGCACCGGAACTCTATGCCCTGAAAGGCAAACGCACCGAACGGGCTTTACGCATCTGGCTGCGACGCTATGAAGAGAGCGAGCAGGATATGTATGCCCTCCTGCATGGCAACCGCTATCAGAAGCGGCAGCGCAAGATTACCGAACTGGAGGGCAAGGTACTGCTGGCGATCCTGCTGCATCCCAACCGGATCAGCATCGGCAGCGCTCTCAAGTTCCTGAAAGCCAAAGCCGAGTCCGGACTGATCGACTCACCCAGTTCAGTGCCCACACTGAGAAGATGGATTGAAGAATGGCGGGATTACAACCTGGCAATCTGGGAGCAGGCAAGGCAGGGCAGCAAGTTCGTAGCCGAGCACATCATAAAGACCATCCATAGGGATAGCAGACTACTAAGCGTAGGCGAAGTATGGGTAGCCGACGGGCATGTCCTGGCCTTTGATATCCTCAATCCCAAGACCGGGAAAGCACAACGCATGACCATGATCCTGGTCTTCGACTGGGCTTCCAGATATCCGGTGGGGGCTACGCTTGCCTTCACCGAGGACAGCCAGCACATCCAGGCTGCCTTCCGCAACGGCTTCCTCAACTGGGGAGCCCTGCCTCAGTATGTCTATCTCGATAATGGCAGGGCCTTCAAAAGCAAGCTGTTCCACGAGCAGTGGGAAGGGCATGACCTGGCCAAGGAACTGGGCGGCATCTTTCCCAAGTTGGGGATCAAAGCCCAGTTCGCTGAAAGCTACAATGCCAAAGCCAAGATCATAGAGCGGTTCTTCCGGACCTTCCAGGAGCAGTTCGAACGCTTCATCAGCAGCTTCCGGGGAGCCGATATAGCTGACAAACCCGCCACTCTGATGCGTAACGAGAAGTGGATCAAGAAGCTCTATGCCTGCGAGCCGCCCACCATTGAGGAAGCAATGCAGATGATCGGCTACTATTTCAGATACGTATATGGTATCACTCCCCACCGGGGACTGGATAACCGCAAACCCTGGGAAGTGTTCAGCTCGGCTCCCAAACCTCAAGATAGGCTGGTCAATCCCTCCCGGCTCAACTTTATGATGCTGAGTGTAGAACGCAAAGCCATCCGCAGCGAGGGTATCGTACTGAACAAGCTTAAGTACTGGCATCCTGATCTGGTCTTCCACATGGGCAAGCCGGTGGTCATCAGATACGATCTGGCTGATGCGAGATGGATACTGGTCTATGACGAGTCGGATGTCTTTATCTGTCAGGCTTCACTGCGCCAGACCCAGCATCCGTTCATCCAGGCCGATATGCAGAACAGCAAGTCGCATAAGGAATACCGTAAAGAATACACCCAGATCAAGAAGCTGCAGCGGCTGACCGAACAGCGGACCCGGAGCTTTGTGCGCAACAATCAGGAGTCGGTGGATAAGGTGCTCATGAGCTACATGAACGAGATCCCAGCCGATCACAATCCCACCTTCATACAATCACCCATGATCGAGGCTCCCGCCCCGGGTCCGGAAGAGGAGATCGCCAGGCTGGAGCAGATAGTAATCGAGCAAGAACAGGCTATGGCTGCCAGCCAACCTGAACAGACCACCAACGATCAAAATCAAGAAGTTATCGAAGGATCAACTGAGTTCGATCCCTTTGACGATGAGGAGTTCAAGAAAATGCTCAAGACGATCGGAATCAAATAAGGAGGATTAGATGAAGCAAGGAAAACTTGTCCCGATCCACAACGTCCAGAAAGCCGATGAGTGCATCGACTTCCTGCTTAAGCGTCCCCGTCTGGAGATGGTGGGACTGGGTATGCTGTATGGCAGACCCGGCCTCGGTAAAACTACCTATGCCAGCCGCGTCGCCTGTACTCGGGGCTACGTCTATATCAGACTGGAAGCTACGACCACACCCAAAACCTTCGCCAAGGAACTGCTGCAGAACCTGTACCGAAGCCTGGGCATGGGGGATTATCTCCCGGCGGGTACTACCAACAATATTTACAAGCAATGTATTCAACTGCTCCTGAATAATGAGGAGACAGTCATCATCATCGATGAGATTGATTATGCCTTCCGCTATCCCCAGTTACTCGGAGCGATCAGAGATTTGGTAGATGAGACCCTCGCGGTGGTGATCCTGGTGGGCATGCAGAACGCAATGGACAGGCTCAGCCAGATCAATGCCTACTACTTTGACCGCTGCAACTACTTTTACGAGTTTGAAGCGGTGAGCAAGGACGATATTAGATTGTTAGGCAACGAACTGATGAACATCCCCTGCCCGGAGTCCCTGGTCAACTATATCCACTTTAACGCAGCCGGGAACCTTAGGAAAGCCATCAAGATCATGCACATGCTTGAATCCAGCGGTAAAATCAATCTCATCCAGGCCATGAACCATACCCAGGGGGCATTATGAATGGGCAAGACATTCTGATCGACCGCTTCGTAGACCGCTCCGTCAGCTACTTCAACATAGATCTGATCTGTGAATGTACCGGAGTAGACCGGGATGCGGTTCAGGAACGCCTTAATCAGCTCATCGCAGACAATGTGATCCGTAAGATATCCAAATACGAGGATATCTATGTAACCAACCGGGGCCGATATGCTGCCAAGGTATCAACCATCCACTGCGGCAACTGGACATTCGACCTCAAAGCCTGCCAGGATATCTGCTTAATGCTTGAACTGAGCCGGATTAAGAGCGTCCGGCAGTTGGCTGCCAAGATGCAGCGCAGCCGCCAGTGGGCTTATCTCTACCTGGAAGCTCTGATCTCAGTCGATGCGGTGGGTATCCGCAAGTCAGGATACTATACCAAGGACATAGGCATGGTCTTCAAAGTCGGTTCCGTGATCAAGAAAGGCATCATTAGAGAGAAGCGGGCCGAGTGCGGCATCCAACCCAAAAGCCGCAGTAAGAAAACTACTCAAACCACTAACCCCAAGTAAAGAGCGAGGGCATTCTATGACTCAGGAACAGCGGGAACGGAAACTACGTCAGGAAATTCATGCCCTCCGGATAAAGAAGTTCCACTGGCCGCTCGATGCTTTCAGGTTCATCATCAAGGGCCTGGGCTACGGTGAATCGCTCAGAGCCTTACCGGAGGATCGCTTAACTGAGCTGAAGGCACTCCTGCTCAAGTACCGCAAGCATGGCAGACCCCATGCTTTTACCTTTGACGCTCAGGGCAAGTATATGTTCTATCTCATGAAGACTGCAGGCTGGACCGAGTCCCAGCTGCGGGCATTCATGATAAGTCACTATTCCAAAACTCACTGGAATCTGCTCAACAAGAAGGAACGCAGAGCGGTTATAGCTATGCTGCAGAACTACATCAAACAGAATGAAAAGAAAGCCAAAAATACAACTAACAAGGAGACATCTAATGGACACCCCCAAAACCCCCAAGGCTAAGAAGCCTATTCCCACCAAAGTTGACGCTAACGGACAGAGCATCCCGGTCTCGATCATCAGGCCGGAAATTCTCAAGCAGGACTACATCGTAACCAAGACTATCAACCGGGCTATCAAGCTGCATGACCGCATAGTAGCGGACAAGAACCAGTTCTTTGAGGATGTGGAGCTTTATCTGCAGCAGGTAGCTGAGAAGAACGGACTTGATTGGAAGGGCAATGCCGTCCTCAACAGCTTTGACGGCAAGTACCGGGTCGAGATCAGGTTCAAAGAACGCATCCAGTTCGGGATCGAACTCCAACTCGCCAAACAGAAGATAGACGAGTGCATCAAGGCCTGGTCTGCCGACTCCAACGTCAACCTCCGAGCCATCATCAGCGAAGCCTTCCAGGTCGATAAGAAAGGCGAGATCGCCAAGTATCGCATCCTGCGCCTGCGCCGCTACAACATCAAGGATAAAACCTGGAAGGAAGCTATGGAGCTGATCGACCAGGCCATTCAAGTGGTATCCACAAAGCAGTACATCAACTTCTATGAACGTGACGAGTCAGGGCAGTACCGCCAGATCGTCCTCAACTTTCCTGCCCTCTGAAAAAGAGTGGCATCCTTATGCAAACCGAATTGAAAGAAATACAGGAGAATGAATAATGGCACCGATGAATACCAATACTGCAGAGGAAGTGAATACGATGAACATTTTCAAGGATGAACGCACCTACCGCACCGATGAGATAGCCGATATCCTCAAGGTCGACCGTTCCAGCGTCTACCGCTGGATCAGGGACATCCTCGATCCTCTGCCCGCGTTTAGAACTAAAGAAAACGGACAGCTGCGCTGCTTCGGTAAAGACCTCAACCTCTATCTGCTAAAGCACAAGGTACGCCCTGAGTATGAGTAACAGCCGTGAGTTCCGTATCAAGCGTGACAACTGCAAAGAAGCCTATCTGAACGGCAAGACCGATCCGCTGGAGCTGGCGGTGATCTTCGGTGTCTCGGACATCACCGTCCGTAAGTGGATCAAGAGCGGCAAGTGGGACGAGCTCTTCAAAGAAGAAAACCAACTCGACCACGAAATCACCATTGCCCGCAAGAAGGCACTCATACAAGCGCTCCGGGAGTATGCCAAGAACCCTGCCGATACTGCCATCCAGAGCCTGGTGAGCATGATGAAACAGGATCAGAAGGATCGGCAACCATCTAAAGAACTGAACGACTACATCGTCAAGTTCCTGGATCAGGTCACCGACTTCATGATCGAGAAAGGGCATGAGACCTTGCTCAAGCAGTTCCAAAGCATTCTGCACGATCTGGCAGAATATCTGAGAGTAAGAAATGGTTAGCTTTTATGCATCCTACATAAGGCCTCCCCAGCCTAAGCCTACCTACCCTCCAAGCCAACAGCCCGGACTGGTCAGTCCTCCGACCTCCGGGTCCCCAGCGCCCTTCCCCCTGGGCGTCGGGGGGTTACCCGGTTATGCCTAAGAAGTTCATCCAGCGGCATAACAAAGCACTGGCGGAGATCGCATCCAAAACGATCTCCGTCTTGCCTTTTATAGACGATAATCCCGAAGCCAAGGGAGAACGGATAAGACGCACCACTGGATCAGGTTGGGATGCCTTCTCTTTCTTCTGTCATACCTATTTTCCGCATATCTTCCCGCTACCTTTTTGCCCGGCGCATGAGACTATGTTCGATGAAACTGATAAGGGCTCAGGCATCATCGCCATCACCGGTTTTCGTGGGCTGGGCAAAACGGTTCTCATGGGAGTGGTCTATCCCATCTGGATGATCATCAAAGGTGAACGCTATGTGATCCATACTGCCGCAGACATAGATCTGGCACAGGAACGCACAGCGTTTACACTTCATGAGCTACAGAACAATAAGCGGCTCACCATAGATTATCCGGAGCTGCAACCAATGGATACCTTTGATCTGGACTTCTATCTCAAGAATAAAGCCAGGATACGAGCCAGAAGCATAAAACAGTCTCATCGGGGAACCATCAATCCCAAGACAGCTAAGCGACCTGGACTGATTGTTTGTGATGATATCGATAAAGAAGAAAACATGGGTAACCAGTCCATCGGCAAGAGACGCATGGAGAAGATCTCCCAGGAACTTGCCGGGGCACTGGCACCTGAGGGTGGCGGTAGAATCATCTGGCTCGGTAACCTGGTGCACCCCAATTACTCCATCTGCCAGTTCCAGGAGCTCATCATAAGCGAAATGCGGGCAGATAATCCAGTATTAGACGTTACATACCAGATTGCATTAAAGACGCATCAGAAAGCGATTATGCGCTTCTCGCTCGAAGATCAGCAGGGCAAGTCTGTCTGGGAGGCTCAGTACCCCACATCCACTCTGCCCAACCTGCGAGCCAAGTTCGGTCTGACCGGCTATCAAAGAGAGATGCTGGGGCAGCCGGTTATCGAAGGGAACATCTTCAAGAACCACTGGTTCACTAAGTATAGATCTCTGCCTGATCCATCTCAGATGAAGCGGGTCTGGCTCTATGCAGATCCTGCTTGGGGAGAGAAAGGCTGTTTCAAGGCTATCATCTCCATAGGCTATGATGGTAACAGATTCTATGTAATACACGTCTGGATACGGCAGACTGAGAACACCAAGTTCTTCCGATACTACTATGATGCCTATCAAGAGCTGGATAGGATATACAGAGTGAAAGCCAGAGCTGCCTGTGAGACCACATACGGACAAGCTCGTATCTTGGCTGACTTTGACAGGTGGGCACAGGATAACCATCTGCCACCTATAAGTCATAGAATCAAGCGCATAGATAACAAGGACAACAAGAACCTCCGCATTGAGAGAACCGAGACCATCATCGAGACCGCCAAGGTGCTTTTCCCAGAGGGACAGGATACTCCCACCCTGATCAGTCAGTTCCTTACCTATCCTGATGGCTATATCGATGGCTGTGATGCTCTGGCTGGATGCCTGGAACGCTTCTCGGAATACGATATCGGCAGGAACAGAGTGAAAGTCCGGAGGTTCAGTTTCTGATGAACTACTACGATAATCTCATGTTGGAGTACTACCGGGTCCTCAACAATGCCTGGAAGACCGAGATCAAGGATGCTGCAAGATTAGCCATCCAAATGCTGAGTGACATGCCACGAGCCGAGAAGATCAACAAGGAGTCCATAGATAAGCTTATGGGCATCATCAACACTCAATTGGGGGATGACTTCGCAGCCCTGGTCAGTGAGTCCACCAAAGCAATAATAGACCGCTGTGTGCGGCTTGGACTGCGAGACACACAAGTGCAAGCCCCCACCAAGACCAGTATCGGACTCTGGGGTATTGAAGATCAGCATCTCTCATCTACTATCCAGAAACAGCAGCTGTTCTGGATCGGCAATCACTTTGAAGCCGATGTCCGTCAGAGCTTCGCAGATACCCTCTCTAAAGCTATCGAGCAAGGCTATACAAAAGAGATGCTGGCAGACACTCTTAAAGACCAGTTCAATGATCTCGCCAATCGTTCATCCCATTACTGGCAGGGACTGGCAGAGCATACCGCACTCAGAATCAGGGAATTCGGAAAGCTGCAGGGCTACAAGAAAGCCAAAGCCAAATACTACAAGCTCGTGGTGATCCTGGATGACCGTACCAGTGACATCTGTCGGGCTCTAGCTGCCCAAGATAAGATCTACCCACTAAACGATGCTTTGGAAGTGATGGATAATCTGATGGCTCTGGATACCAAGTCCAACAGCCTGGATGATGCCCGGGAATACATTAAAGCCCTTGCGCCTTGGATCAAAGACGATCAGATCGAATATGACTCAGAAATGAACCCAGTCGGCGTCTCCGGAGTACATACGCCGTTTCCGCCCTTTCATTGGAAGTGTAGGACAAGGACAGTAGTTATTTGACTTGCTCTCTATAGAATTTTAAAAGGGCTAACAAAGGCTCTTCACACTGACTTAGCTCTTTCTGAAACCCGGGATTTGAAATATCTGTTACGATATTTTCTTTTTTTAAGTCAGCAGTAAGGTTATACTTCTTCCAAGTTTGATCCAATGCTTCCAATGTACTGAATGCATTATTGATCAAGGTGTCATTATTATCGAAGATATGCTCATAAATTCCGAATTGCCAACGCTTAAGTTCTCGATATGACTCCCAATATGCTTGTTCGAACTGAACATATGAAGTATGGATTTTTGCAACAAACAGCAGTTTAGATTGGAGACCTGTTAATAGTGTTAGTCTTTCTTGGAGTTTTACTTGATGTTTCATAGCTTCATCGTTCTTACGAGATTGATATAGCCATATTTTGATATTTGCTAAAGAAAATAGCAACATCGATAAACCACCAACTAAAGAACCGAAGCTACCCCAATCATCGTGGTCATTTGATAAGCCACCTCTAAATGTCACAACATAGCATGACAGAATAATCACCAATGCCAGGGCAGTAATTACAAAAAGAACTAAAACGGTTCGTTCCATTTTTCCTCCTAGCTTTACTCAGATATTTGTTTAAGCATATAGTTCATTTTCAGCGATTCCGTGGAAGCATCGTACAAGCTGCTGACTATGCAGGTTATATGATAGTAATGCTTCAATTTTAACTCTGTTATGGTCGTTAACAAGTCTTCAGACCATTTTACCACAATGGGTTTCGTGGAACCTGTTTGTAAAAACTCTATCCTTTTCTTATATATCGATATACCACCTAGTTCCCCGAATAAAGTAACAGTCTCATCAGGTATAGTCTTTCTAGTTTTAATAAAATTACTAATATATCTTGCCCTCTCACTAGTCACCTTCAGAGACTTAGGTCCCTTAGATTGGAAAGGAGAAATCCATTCAATAACAATATCATTTCCATTCGAATATATCGATTCATAGAACTTATTAATTGCCGAAATTGTCTCTCTTTGCCGGTGTTGGTCATGAAACACTGAGATTAAATCATCCTTTTCATTGAGGGCTTCCGTTAGGATCATGAACTCATTTATAACCTGTTCAGTCTTATTCATATCACTGACCAATTCACCCATATCAATTTGATCTACCTGTTTGGATGTGAACACAAGCCCAAATGATTGATTGACTACGGCTCGTAACTCCAAATCTGGAGGAGTATAATATGTTAGTTCTTTTTTAGCCAAAGCATCGAAGACACTGGAAAGAGCATTAAAGCATTTTGCAATGTCATTAATAGACACTCCAGACTCAAATGGACATAGAAAATGATATTCGAAAACCTGTCTTTTCTCGTTTATCGATAGCGCCCTAAGTTCATTGTTTAGTTCAGATTGGCGATGTTTAAGCTGCTCCAGTTGAAACTCAACTATTGTATCATTAGGAACTTGCTTGAGTAAATCTTGGGTATCAGAAATAAGAACTCCTAATTCGGAAAGCTCGTTCAGTAGTGAGGACAAATTCCTATACATTCTTCACCCCTTGAAACTGTGTTTTTAAGACAATATAACCTTTTTCATTATTGTTACGATCATGACTCCACCATTTGTCCCAATACTCCATGGTTTTCTTTGTTAACACCTCATACCTTGAGTCATCTTCAGGGCACACAATAATCACGTATGCGTCAACATGATACTCACTCACAGAGCCATACACTGTGAGTAGCTTGTTCCTAACAAACTCTGTAGGGGTAAAACTCTGCAATTCTACTAGGTTAACCAAATCAATATCACCAGGATTTTGTTTGTTGCTGACCCACGAGCCATCTATCCATTGCTCAGTATCAGACATAACGGTATTTAACAGAGTTTTTTGATATGCTTGGAAGCCCTCATAGATTGAGTATCGTGTAACCGATTCGGGAAATGCTTCTACAAAATTGCCTTTAAACTCCTCAACTTTAATCTCAATCTTGCCGACTGGCGTTAAATTTCCATTAGCATCATAGGTCATGAATATACTCCTAAGACTGTTAAATCGACTATTGCTATTTCTTATAATGCAACTGATTTGTCAATATCAAATCTCTCATGGATTCAAATATCGCTCAATTCAGTGTATATATCCTTTGCAAGAATGTGAGATATCACCTTTTGGAACTTTTGGTCATCCATATACCGAGTTACAATCTTGTCGTTCTCCTTCAGCCGTTTCATCATAATGTCTTTGATGATCTGCTCAATACCTAGTTCAAACTTATCCAGGGGATTGGCTGCTGCAGTCTTAAGCACACTCTCATCCTGCAAGGCTGTCTCTTTGATTTGTTCAAAGAAAAGTCTGTCCGCTTCGCTGAAGTCCGTGCCAAAGCGCTCGTTCAAGGTTTCGATTATCTCGGATAAGGGCTTATCCTCTTCCTGGGCTTTACGAGTGCCTGTATCAGTTGGGGACTTAACTTTAACCTCTTCGCCATCAGACAAATCGATGGATCCTTCCATCACCTTCTGCAAGCGATAATACTGCAGTTCCACATCTTTCTCCGGATAAGCATCCCGACTGTCGCTAGGATGGATGTGCGGGAGCAGAAACCTGCCAAAGCTATAGAGCATCTCCTGTTCTTGGTCGGTATAGCTGATAAGCTGTGTAACAAATGCATAGAGCCGCACATAAGCTTTCAGCTTATCGCGGAATTTATCCCTATCCTCGTCATGCTCAAGCTGTTTATAGCGCTCCACAGCACTCTGTAGATGTTTTTGCAGAGCCGCATGATCTCCGCGTTTCTGCTGCCCTAGGGGTTTGTAAAAAACTTTGGCAAATTCCTCTACTTCCTTCCAATCGTAAATTTGCATTTGGTTTAGTTCATGTTTGAGCTCTTCCAGATGGGTAGGATCGGATTCTGATTCAAGTTCTGTTACAGTATAATAGGGCTTAAAGGCTGCCAGAATATCCTCAGTTTTGTTCACGAAGTCCAGCACAAAGGGAGTTTCCTTGCCGGGATATATCCTGTTCAAACGGGATAGTGTCTGTACTGCCTGTACACCATCAAGGCGTTTATCCACATACATGGCGCAGAGCAGGGGTTGATCATAACCGGTCTGGTACTTATTGGCAACAAGCAGGATCTGATAGTCCTCACTGCCAAAGCGATCCTTAAGTTGGGTCTCAGAGATGTGCTTTCCATTCTTGTAATCGATGTTCATCCCAGGTTCAGTGTATTCCAAATCAGTTTCAGGATCTATCACTGTGCCGCTGAATGCCACCAGCGGATGCACATCAGTATAGTGATGCTCACTTAAGTACTTTTGAAAGGCCAGCATATAGCGGACCGCCTGCAAACGGCTGTCCGTCACCACCATAGCCTTAGCTCTGCCCCCGATCAGTGGCATGATGCAGCTTCTGTAATGCTCAACAATGATCTCCGTTTTCTGGCTCACATTACGGGGATGCAGGCGCATGAACTTGCAGAGCTTTATGGCTGCCTTTTTGGCGGGCATACAGGGATCATCCGCAGTCTTTTTGATCATCTTGAAATAAGTGCTATAAGTAGTGTAGCGTTGCAGAACATCCAGGATGAAGCCCTCTTCGATAGCCTGGCGCATAGTGTAACTGTGAAAGGCCCTGCCTCCTGTGCCAAAAAGCTCTATGGTCTTGCCCTTGGGTGTGGCTGTGAAGGCAAAGAAGCTGAGATTGGGTTGTTGTCCTCTGGACTCCATCACCAGGTTCAGTTCATCCTGCCAATCCTCAACACCATCGGCTGTGACTGCTTTGGCACCCAAAATCTGTTTCATACCTCGGGCCGCTTCGCCGGTCTGGCTGCTGTGCGCCTCATCAACGATGATAGCATATTTTCTGCCAGCAATCTTCTTTTGCCATGCTTTGGATTTGAGCAAAGCCGCTTCATCCGGCATGTCTGTGTCCTTGGCTCCGGCGATGTGCAAGAGCCCACGCAAGATAAAGGGAAACTTCTGCAGGGTGGTGATTACGATCTTGGTGCCGTCTACCAGAGCGTTGGCAAGCTGCTTACTGCCTTCTTTGATCGGAGCAACCACGCCTGTGGCATGCTCGATCTGATAAATTGCGTCCTGCAACTGCCGGTCCAAGACTACTCTATCGGTGATCACGATCACGCAGTCAAAGATCAGCTTATCTTCCTCAGTGTGCAGGTTTGTAAGGCGGTGCGCCAGCCAAGAGATGCTATTCGTCTTGCCGCTTCCGGCGCTGTGCTGGATCAGGTAGTTCTTGCCTGTCTGATCTCTTTTTACCTGTGCCAAGAGCTTGCGGACAGCATCCAATTGGTGGTAACGTGGAAAGATGACGCGCTCATCCTTTTTACCAACATTCTCGATAAAGATGAAGCTTCCCACGATCTCCAACAGGCTATCCGGCTGCAGCACCTCTTCCCACAGATAGGCTGTCCTGTGCCCGGAAGGATGGATTGGATTCCCTTTGCCACAGTCGATACTTTGAGGGTTGCTGCCCCGGTTGAATGGCAAAAAGAAGGTCTGGCGCTTATCCAGGTGCGTAGTCATATACACTTCATCGGTATCCACGGCAAAGTGCACCAGTGCTCCCGTTTTATAACTCAAAAGGGGCGCGGAAGGGTCTCTGTCATCCTGGTATTGCTTTATAGCATGCTTTACATTTTGCCCGGTGCCAGGATTCTTCAGCTCGAGGGTGACTACCGGAATGCCATTGATCGCCAAGACCATATCTATGGATTGATTCTTGTCTGGATGGTAATAGACCTGGCGGCAGACCTGAAAAGTATTGCTTTTGTACAATACATCGGCTTCTTTGCTTAGTGAGTGCGCTGGACGAAAGTATGCCAGGCGCAGGGTTTTACCCTGAAACTTGAAGCCATGCCGCAGGATGTGTAGCGTGCCTTTGCTGAGTCGTTCCTTGACCAAGTTTTTGATGAGCTGCTGAGGCAGAAGATCACCATTCAGCTTTTCCAGTTCTGTCCAGAGAACGGGTTGGCTCTGGCTGATAAAGGCGATTACTTGCTCCGGGAAGAGGGCATTGGCGGCGTCAAAGGCAGTATTGGCTACACTAGTCCATTCATCTTGCATAACGGACTCGATATAGGCTTCAAAGGTTTGTTCATTGTACTTGTGCATCATAATCTCGCAAATCTATTTTACCGGTGACGGCATGGTAAATGAGAGAAGCGCGGTATTCGCGGAGGAGGGATATGGAACGATCTGCTTTGATAATCAGTTTATCTATAAAATAAGATTCTTTCTCAAGGTGCTTTGTTATCTCTTTTAATTCATTGTCAGGAGGTAGGGGGATAGCAATGTTGTTAAGATCATCTTGAGTAAGCTGATTAATAGTCGAGGTAACATAACCCGAACAAAGGCTACTGAACATACTCGAGTGAAGTACCCATATAATAAACCTGTTGAATCTACTCCTAAAAACAGTCATGAATGCACCAAATGTCGCATTGACATCACTTCCTATGATAGCCGCTTTACCTATAAGTGCTTTACTTCCATTTCTTGAACATATTAGAATATCGTCTTCAACTACCATCAGTTCATTAGGTATTTTAGTTACGACAGAAACATCATCATCTCGACCTAATGATAAGGTTGAATTCTGGATATTTGAAGCTCGTAATACTAATGTACCATCCTCAAAAACAATCTCTTCAGGACTGTATGTAAGGCCAATTAAGGATTTCCCCAGGTACTTAAGTTTTTTCACTTCCCAATGCTCCGGCACCTCTCCCAGCCACTCAATTCCGGATTCTTTCATAGGGACATTGGGGTTCAGCCCTTTGGTGACGGCCTGGGTGATGAGGGCGAGGCGCTTTTCTTTCAGCAGTCCAATCATCTGCTCTTTCTTTTGGATCAAAGCATCTATCCTGGCAGTCTCCCGGTCGAGGTAGGCAGCGATTGCTTGCTGCTCTGCAAATTGAGGAACAAGAACTGTCATATCAGTTACTTCATCAACTGATACAGCATCATATGTTGATCCAGTGGCAAGGCTATTAAGTTCCATTCTTGTCACGTGTAATTGGTACCAAGCATATTCCTTCATCAGAATTGACTTTAGAACTAATGCACATAAGCCTCTGCCTATTCCGTAATCTTGATCCGCTTCGTTAAGAGCCCCTACTGGGGCTCGCACTGATACTAAAATCGATCCCTTAGGTATTATTTTATTTGCACTATCGCAATAGACTCTTGGTATTGGGTATCTTGCTGTAAAATCTGCATTGCCTTGGAGAAAGGGAAGCATGCCACTATCATCATCAGAATAATCATCAGAACTTGGGGATTGCCCCATAATCACATCAGAACAGTATTTCAGTTTTAATAACTCCCATCCCACTGGCACTTCACCCAACCATTCGATCCCGCTATCTTTATACTTGTATTTATTTTGCATCATTCTTAACGCTCTCAGCTATCCTTGTCGTGTTCCTGACCAGTTTATCCAGGGTTTTATCGAGTTGTTCTAGACCTTTTTTTACATCACTTTCGCTGGGGCCGACCAGGTGTCTGATATAATCTATATCGATAAGATAGGTATCTTTAAAGGTTCTCTTTGCATATTTGTATGTTATGTCGATATTGATCTTGTTTTCACATTCGATACCTTCTGCGAACCTGTGAAGGGTAATATCGAATGTTGTTTTTATCATTTGCTGCGGAGAGATGAAGGCATAATTGCGCTCTACGATCTTATTGATTTCAGGCTGATTCTTAAACACCTGAGATTCTAGGGGTGGATCAAATTTTATTCGAACGTCCTGAGCCCCTCTAATACCATCGTTTCTGATAATCAAATACAAGTGATAGGGTGAATCGCCTTTCTCAATATTAGCAGTGATATATGGCCTATTGTGCTCATTGAAGGACTTTGTTGAAATCATTAGTGCTCGGTATGCTACGTACAATGCCCCCAAAGTTATGATGTTACCTAGGTTGTCTTTTATCAGGTTACCGATTTCAGTGATAATGTCAATTAGCATATCAAACTAAAAACCTCCTAAGAGCACTGATATTTCCTGTTCAAGAGCTTTCATATCCGCTTCGATCTCATCCAGGGAGCGGGGTGGCTGGTAAACATAGAAATAGCGGTTAAGCGGAATCTCATAGCCAATTTTGGTCTTAGAATAATCGATCCAGGCATCTGGAATATTGGGCAACACTTCTCTTTTAAAGTAAGTGTCGATGTCTTCTTTCAGGGGGACATTCTCCGTGTCACGCAGTTCGGTATCAGGTTCCGGCCTGCCCTTGGAATCGGTGCATAAATCCGCGTTTTCATCGCGCTCGGAGAGGGCTTCCAGGATAGCTTTGAATTCCGTAGTGCCCAAGCTGAGCTTAGCTTGGGATAGTACTTGCTTGAGTGCTTGCTGGAACTGCTCCCGATTCATGTATATAATGCTTCCATCCATATTGCTCAGAGCATCTCTGATCCTTTGCTGCAGTGCCTTGCCAGCATCCATCTCCCTCTGCTTTTCGATGGGGTCTTTCTTTTTGCTTTCGGCTAGTTTGGCAAAGGAAGTTATATTTTTCAGCCGGGCCAGGCGTTCCTCTGAAACTTGGAAGTTCAAGCGCAGTGGACGCTCCACAGTAATCTTCTGGTAACCAAAGTCCTCGTTGTCAAAGATCTTGCTGACAATAGCTCTTTGAGTATCACCATTGCAGGTGAATTCTAGTTCCTGATTGTGGATGAGATCACTGTGAATCTTGGTAATCAAGCTAATGTGGTCAAATCTGCCATCATCCCCATCACCGATAATATTGCGTTTGTTGCCTAAGCTTTTGCGCATCTTATGATAAAACTGGCGAGCATCGATAAGTTGGATCTTGCCACGGCGATGGGTTTCTTTTTTATTGGTGATTATCCAGATGTATGTGCTGATTCCGGTATTGTAAAAAAGCTGATCGGGCAAGGCAATAATGGCTTCCAGCCAGTCGTTTTCGATGATCCATTTACGGATGTTGCTTTCACCGCTACCCGCATCACCGGTAAAGAGAGGAGAGCCGTTGAAGACTATTGCTATTCTGCTTCCACCTTCCTCCACAGAGCGCATTTTGGAGATCATGTGCATCAAGAATAGCAGGGAACCATCATTAATGCGAGGTAAGCCAGCCCCGAAACGGCCGTTGAAGCCAAGCTTTTCGTGCTCATCGGTGATGGTTTTCTGCTGTTTTTTCCATTCTACACCAAAAGGAGGATTGGCAAGCATATAATCAAACTTGTCTGTAGAAAAGCCATCCTGCTCGAAGGAGCAGCCGTAGTGTATTTTAGCATCTTCACCTTTGATCAGCATGTCCGAACAACATATAGCATAAGATTCTTTATTCCAATCCTGACCATATAGGTGGGGTTTGGCATCGCGGTTCAGTTCTTTGATATAGGTTTCGGCGGCTGTTAGCATCCCTCCGGTTCCGCAAGCTGGGTCAAAGATAGTTTTTACGACATGGCTTTTGGCAAGGTCGGCTTCAGGACTGAGCAGCAGATTCACCATCAGTTTGATCACTTCCCGAGGTGTGAAATGTTCTCCAGCTTCCTCATTGGATTGTTCTGCCCCAATGCGGATCAATTCCTCAAAGACAAGCCCCATCTGTATGTTATCCACAGCTTGGGGGCTGAGATCAAGCTCATCCGTTACGAAGCGTTGCAGCACCATATAAAGTAAGTTGGCATCCTGTAGACGAGCAATCTGCTCCGAGAAGGCAAAGTACTCTATGATCTTCTGCACATTAGGCGAGAAGTCGTTGATATAGGACTGTAAGTTTATGGCAATATTCTCTGTATCGTCCAGCAACTTTTTCATGTCCAGCTTGGATTTGTTAAAAAAATGAACACCAGTGATCCTGATCAAGCTTTCGGAGATTATGTTATCCGATTTACCGTAGAGATTAGGAAGCTCTGCTAATACCTTGTCTTTGGTGGGTGCCAGGATGCAGTCAAAGCGCCTGAGCACCGTGAAAGGCAGAATAACCTTGCGGTATTCGTTGCGTTTGTAGGGGCCGCGGAGCAGATTGCAGATGCTCCAGATGAATGATGCGATTTGAGAGTGGTTCTGGCTCATTGACCTTTCCTTTTACGTTCAGATTCAATGTAGCCTACCTGTAAATCTTTAAGTGGTTCATATCCCGCAACTTTCATAGCAGCTCTACATTGCTTTACGATGTCTGTCGCTGACATTCTTCCTCTTGAATACATACCATTTATCAACCTTATATCCATGCTATCATTCTTTATCGCAAACAGCGCTAGGCTATCTGATGAGGCAAGCCCTGGATTCTTCTCAATCAAATAGTTGAAAACATGCTTCTTAATCTCCCACCAGTGTTTTACTGGAGTGGTTATGCCACCAACTACAACTACCCTTGCTGATTTGTAACTGTAATTCTGTAACACTGTGAAGTCAACCTCACCTGGTTTAGTCTGTTCCTTCGTTGTTCCTTTGTTCCCTTGCGGAACAGGCTGAATAGCTACTGTTGGAGCTTGTGTTACCTTGGGTATTTTTTTATCCCACAAGCTCGCTATTTCGGATTCTTCCATCTCACATGCATGCTGATTCTTTAGTAGCTGGGATGCAATTGTGAATTTCTGCATGCCAGTCTTCCTTGCTATATCCTCTGCTTCACTTTTAACAAGACTAAGTTTTTTAATTCTGGCAATTTCTTCAAAAATGGCTTCAGCAGATTCTACAGCTTGTTTCCTAAAGTTATCTCTCTTCAGTACTTGATCAAATACAATGCAAACAGACTCTAAGTCATCTTCAAGTAGATTTACTTCACTAAAAAGACTGTCTTCGAAGGCTCCTCCAAGAGACGGTAAATAAAATCGCCAGATAATCCCATCGGTCAGAATACTAATAGCCGATTTGTCACACCAATTGTATCTTTTAAGCTGCGTCTCTCCAGATACAAGCTCGCTCTGTAGCCTATAAGGAGTTTTAACTTCAATAAAAACTTCCGCAATCTCAGAGCGTTTTTCTGGTAATATCAACGCAACGTCTACTCTCCCTCGAAGCTCTGTTGTCACATCCTGAGGCGGGTATCTCTTAACTGGATATTCTGTATAAAACTCTTCAGGGTTCCAGATATTCCATCCCAATGACTGGCATATTCTACCTACCAAGGAGAAACGTATATGCTGTTCATCCTTGAAGGCACCAGAGGCAAGTAACTGATTTATGTTTTGTATGGTCTTTTTCACATATCCCTCACTATCAAATCAGTTTTTTTCAATTATTTATCATAAGCCATAATTGTCAACTATAAAATCATTGTTATCCTTGCTTATCCTGATTTGTCAGCATACAGGGTAGTGCTTTCCTGGCTCCGGATCTATGATCACATCTGGAACAAGGAGATAGCATGACCGAAGCGTTGATGAACCGAATCAAAGCTCAGTTAGTCAGACATGAGGGTCTACGGCTGAAGCCATATCGCTGCACTGCAGGTAAACTGACCATTGGTATCGGACGCAATCTCGATGACCGTGGCATTTCCCAGAAAGAAGCTTATGTACTCTTGGAGAATGATATCCAGAACTGTGAGAAGCAGTTGCTGGATGAGATTCCGGAGATATACAATGGCTTGGATGATGTTCGTAAGTCGGTGCTGCTCAATATGTGCTTCAATCTCGGCATCAAGGGACTACTGGAGTTCAAGAACACTCTGGCTTTTATTGCTGCTGGAGACTGGGAACGGGCCGCCAATGGTATGCTGGCTTCCAAGTGGGCGAAACAGGTAGGACGCAGAGCGATTGAGCTCTCAGAGATGATGAGGAAAGGTCAGTGATAGCTATCCCGGTCGAAACCGAGGCCATGCTCGCTATCCTTAACCTACCCAAGGAGATGGGTAACAACAGCATCTTCAAAGAGCATCAAGGCCTCGTACTTGAGATGATCCACTCCCTGGTTATGCAGGAACACTATGATCATGCCATTCACGATGACCTGCCGGAAGAAGATCCGCTTCTCATTTCTTTTCGTTTTGGGTTCTGTTTCCTGATGCTGCACAGTACTTGTGAGTTTCTCAATTTGAAAACTCTGGGCGAGGGGATAGTTAAGACCGTAGGATTAGACCAGTCCGCCACCGAACTGCTCACAGGCAGCGAAATAGACGCCTTCAAAGCCAATCTTGAACTGAGAGCACTAACAGTTTTAAGTTCATATCTCAATCAGACTGGCCTGGATCGCCTGAACGAACTCAAACCCAGACAAGCTCGACCTATCCGGGTGGGAGTGATCTGAAATGAATAGAACGCAGATGACGCATATCGAACGGATTTACGCATATTTTCATATTTTAATTACATTCCTTCGGAGCTGCCATGCTTGAGCAGAACTCCTCACTCGATGAGATCATGATAGAAGTTTACCGGGCTATCTATGCCGCTCTGGAGAGCCGCCTGCACCTGATTGGTTCTGTAATAGATGCCGAGTCCCGCAAGGAAATACTGGCGCAGCAGATCTATGACAAGGGCGACTTCTACGGCAATACCGGCTATCTGCTGCAGACCACCGATACTGCTATGATCCTGAGAGTTGGCTCGAACGTGAAACACGAGCCATTTGTTTTAGGCGGTAAAGTGCCTTCCTGGACTCCGATTGCTCCCCTCATTGCTTGGGTCGAACGCAAGCACCTGTCTTGGACTGATAAAGAGACAGGGAAAGCTCTGACCATAGCCGAGATCGCTTATCTCATCCGGGGCAAGATCAAGCGGGAAGGCATCGCCGCCCGCAATATGTTTGCTTCTGTCATAGCTAACCGGGAGCAGTGGATATATCAGCAGCTGAATGACATCGAGGTGAGCCTGTGACTGCACTTGATAAGTACCAAGCCGAACGCAGCCGCATCTCCGAAGCTCTTAATCTTGCTGGAGTGGCAGAGATTCTTTACAACAAGGACAATATCCCCAAGACTCTGCCCTGCGCCATCCTGATCATCGATTCTGAGATTGGCAAACATGGCACTTCACGGCAGTATGTAAGTACCGATATTGCCTGGACAGTCTTCCTGATCGTTAATGCCTATAACGTGGATGATCCAGATTCCGACTTATACCAACTCAAAGAGAAGTTCCGCTCTTTTTACATGAAGCTGATGAATCGGGACTTGCCCAGTGTGGAGTATTACACAAGCAGAATAGACGGCACCAGACTGGTCAGAATTGCCAAGCTTGACCTATTAAAATCCGGCATCGGAGCTGGCTCATGAGAGTGATGCGATTAGGTGCCTATAATCTGGCAATCAGCTCCGCTTCAGATCTCCTGGAGAGCAAATACAAGAGCGAACCTATAGATCTATCCAAGTTTCAGAGGGTTGGTAAACAGTTAATATCCAAAGCAGCCGAGACTAAGAAAGTGGTTTTGCAGCCATATTCGATGAGTAACCTGCTCAATCTCCTGGATATAGACGAGTACCACAGTGGTTGCATCGATGCCCTGACTATGGCTACTATCATGCAGTTTGACTGCAAGAACAGACAGGTCAAAGATTGGATGGAAGCTGCCGAGTTCCCTGCCTGTGAAGACCAGACCACCATCCTGGCAGAGCTGATGAAGTTCTATCTGGCCTGTGGGAATGGCTTCCTGATCAAGATGCGGAACGCTCAAGGCCAGTGGATGGGACTGGAACGCATGCTACCCTCTGAAGTTCAGATCGTGGAAAACTATGACGAGTTCGGCTTCTTCAGACCTAACTACATCCAAGTGAAGAATAGCCAGAAGAAGGACTTCGCCTACGAGGACATCATCCACGTAAAGAAGTCCACCCACAGATCAAATGCCTGGGGCCTGGCCTGCCTGCCCATCGCCATCAATATCGAGATCTTGGGTGAGATCAAGACCTTTGATTACAACAACTTCAAGAACGGTTTGATGATCGACTATTTCGTGATCGTGGAAGGTGGCACGCTTAGAGATGGAACTGTCACTGATGAGCAGGGCAATGAAGTACTGACAGATGCTTATACCGAGATCGAGAAAGCCTTAACCGAGGTCAAAGGCAATGCCAAAAGCCACTCCACAGTCTTGATTGAAAGTGAGAGTCGGGACGTGAAGATACGCCTGGAACCACTCAGACAGCAAGACCGGGAAGGCGGCTTCTTAGGGCTTAAGAAAGACCTCAGGGAAGGTATCCTCGCTTATCACAGGGTCCCTGCCAGGATCGTCTCACAACTCATCCCCGGGCAGCTCGGTGGCGATAACAGAAGCGATATGCTGATGTTCTACCAGTTCGTAGTGAGACCGCTGCAGAACCGCCTGGCTTTGGCTCTGGCTAACGAATTCAACTTCGACTTCGGCTGGAATGTAAAGCCGGAAGATTTCAACTTCGGTAACCTGACGGAAGTACTGCAGACTGCTGATGAGCAGCTCTTTATGCAAAATCGGAACTTCGGAAACTAGCAAACCATGATAATCAAAAGAATAAACAATCAACCAGTTAACAACACCAAAGGAGGTAGCGTGAAACTAAAACGCACCATTCTCAAGGGAGAACTCCGCAACGTGGAAGTCGAGCTCGTCTCGCTTCTCTTCGATGAGATGACTCCCGCCAATCAGAAGGGCTTTGTGGTCAAGAACGCCAATGGCAGAAGCTTCGAACACAAGATCAACTCAACTAAGTTTAGGAGCGAAACACAGGGCACCCAGGGACGGCTTTACGTCACTCTGATGGAGCCCAACATCTATGATTCTCAGGGCGACTACTATACCCGAGAAGAGATACAGAAGGCCTGCGACCACTTCGCCAAGCATGGCCTGGTGGGAAAGTGTGACGTCAATCACAACATGCAGCCGGTGCCTGAGTTTACTGTGGTCGAGAACTACATCCTCAAGACCAGTGACCGGGAACACTTCCCCGATACCAAGGTGGGAGCCTGGGTCCAGGTCTTGAAGTGCGAAGACCTCAACAGTGAACTCTGGCAGAAGGTAGAGAAAGGCGAGTTCAATGGAGTATCCATCTACGGACGGGCCGATGACTACCGCAGTGCGGAAGCAAGTCTGGCAGAGATCAAGAACGAGCTCAACAGCCTGCGTAAGGTAGCAGAACACAACAACAACTCCGAGTTGCAGAAGGGGATCGCAGACATCACTGAGAAGATCAGTGAGTTGGAGAAGGGTAACCCCAACCTCCAACTTGGCGATGCTATCCACAGCATCGAGAAGAGCCTCAAAGACTTATCCGTCACTATGAGCCGAGCAATCTCCAAAAGCATTCCCGGAGAACCGGATGCTAACCAGTCCAATGTGGACAAAGAGGTTACCATCGATGGTAACAAGATCATAGTCAAGGCTGCTCATCGGGAGATCTACAAAGGCATCTCCGATGTGGACTCCGGCAAAGCTATGAACATCCTCACCGCTAATACCACTTCAATGTTTATCGATGAGGTGATTGGTAGCCAGCCGGGAGATACCCTCTCGGATATCTCGGTGCTGCCGCTGTTGAAAGATGAGAAGATCGATGTCGGTCTGATCGATGACCTGGTCTTCAAGAACTCCCTCGATGGCGCACTTACGGCTCAGTACGTGAGTACTGCCGATCTCTCCGTACCCACCGGGATACTCAATGCCGAGTTCACTCTGGGAAGGGATGTGGTCGAGTTCTACAAAGACAAGTACGGCGAAGATGCCTTCGGAGCCTATGTGGAGAACCACATCGCCAAGAAGACCGAGAAAGCCATCCATCTATTGCTGTTCAAGGGTGACAGGGCTTCTGCCACTGCCAAGATCAAGGCTCTGGATGGAGTGGTCAAACTGGCTACCACAGCCGCTGACATAACCAACCTCTCCAAGACCACTTACACCGACTGGGCGAAGCGCTTTGAAGCTGCTCTCCTGGCCTTCTCTGACGAGATGTTAGAAGAGCAGGAGAACTTCAAGTTCTACGTGGCTCATAAAGATCTGATCCGCATCAGGGCCGAGCTCGCCAAGCGTGAGACCGGAGCCGGAGATCGCCTGCTATTGGAAGGCGGCAACGTCTCCTTTGCGGGTATCTCTGTAAAGCCACGTCTCATGGATGCCGATTACATCATCGGCGGTCTACCCAAGTTCATCATCGTCGGCTATCGTACCGATGCAGAACTCAAAGTCGAACACCACGGAAGCGATTGGAAGTACCACTGGTACATCCGTATCCGTCCCGGTATCACTTATATCCCCGGCTTCGTGAAGGTGTTCAAACTCACCACATAGTTAACAACCTAACAGATAAGGAGTATCTATGGACTTCATCTTAGCTAATCAAGAGTTTTTCCTGGGTCTGATCTCGGCTCTGGTGGTCTGGATTATATCCAGAACCACCGGCAAGCTGATCAAAAAAGACAAAATCAACTCAGCTCTGGCCATCATCCTGGACATTATCCAGGACATCAAGATCAACCCTGCCACTAAAGACCTGGATGACTATGCCAAGAAACAGCTGGCAGTGGAGCGGGCTACCAAGTCCCTCCCGGCCAAGCAGACCAATGTCATCCTCAAGGTCTTTGGAACTATCGGAGGAGCCATCGAATACGTGTTCCACAACCGCAAATGGCTCTTTAGCATCGGCAAGGCGATCAAAGGGGTGTTTTGATGCCCAACCCTATTTCGCAGCCCACTTATCCCTCCAATATGACCGAAGCCGATTTGGACTTCCGTAAGTTGATGGATGTCATGATTGCCGATCTCGTTTACTTTGGGATCGGCACCTATGATCAGACCTCCATCGACACGCTGTATGCTACTCAGAGCTCGGTCAAGACGGAACTGACCACCAACTTCGATCTGCTCGGTGAACTGGCCGAGAAGCCAGGTAAGGCGGACTCCAAGCTATCCAAGCTTAAGACCCGCAACTATACCATTCCCGGCAAGCGCACAAATACGGTAGAACTAAACATCTCCGGACTCTCCACCAAGCAGAAGAACTTCATGGAGAGCACCCTGTTTATGAGCAAGGACACCACTATTGTTGTGGCATCCAAGGACTATGACCGAGTAGTGATCTTCACCGGACTTCGCTGGACGGTTGACTGGTCGGGAGAGGCGGACGGACTCTTCAACGTAGTCATCTCCACCGAGTTCTCTGGTGTGACCTCTAATAAAATCTACCTGCTCAAAGACATCCCTGCGGGAGTCTGATATAACAGCACTTCGTAATCAAACTCTTAACAAACAAGGAACCAAGATGGATTGCCTGTGTAAACCTGAAATCAAAGAAAAGATAGACAGTGTGCACGAAGAGATCTACGGCAATGGTGACAGCAGCAAGTCACTGGTGACCAGAATGGCGAGAGTGGAGACGAACATGAAGATACTTCTGAGCGTCTCCACCTCCCAGTTCTTCCTGCTGCTGGGCATTGCCCTCAAGATGTTCTTTGGCAGCTGAAAAAGGACTATTCTATGAAGCGAGAACCCAAACTCAGCTACAGCCAGCTGAGGCAAATACTCTGTCTCACGATCTCGAATGCTACCCTCAAAGCCAAGCTGGAGGACTTCCTCTCCGGCCAGGCAGCCAAGGTCAGTGAGGTGGAGCTACTGGAACTGATCAGCCAATCGGAAGCCGATAAAGAGCTGATAAAAATCATCTCAGGAAGAGAACCTGACGATATGGATGCACTGGAAGCACTGGAGTATATCTCCGCTTTTTTCGTCTATATCAGAGCCAACAAAGAGAGGTTAGCAAGTTGGCTCGGGAGTTTAGGATTAGCGGTTACGGCGTCTCCAAATACCCCTTCGAGAGATTCGAGATGATCCTGCGTAAACTGGGTTTCACTAACGAGGACTTCGAGTCCCTCACTCTCCCTGAGCTGTATCTGCGGCTCTGTATCACCGATCCAAAAGGAGACATCTGATGGATGCATTGATTGGATGGATAGGCGGTAAACGCCTGCTTCGAAAGGTTATCGCTCCCTACGTTCCCAAGGATATTACCGGGTTCATAGAGCCCTTCGGTGGAGCTGCCTGGATGCTCCTCTACAAAGAGAAGTGGGCAGAGCTGGAAGTCTATAACGATCTCGATAATCGTCTGGTTAACCTGTTCCTGCAAGTAAAATATCATCCTGATGAGCTGATCAGGGAACTGGACTGGTTAGTAGCCAGCCGCAAGCTCTTTGGCGATATCCTCAAGCAGGAAGGCCTCACTGAGATTCAGCGGGCTGCCAGATTTATGTTCCTGATTACCAGATCATACGGATCAAAAGGTGACAGCTTTGGCACCTCTCAGAAGCGTGGTACCTCCAGTATGTATAACCGTTTGGAACGCATCAAAGAGCTGCACAAGCGTCTTGATATGGTGATCATCGAGAATCTCTCTTACGAGAAGGTCATAGAGAAGTATGATACCAAGTCCAACTTCTTCTATTGCGATCCACCCTACATGCAGGGCTACACCTACGAGAACTCCAAGCAGTTCAGCCATGAAGACCTGTGTGCCAAGCTCAAGAAGATCAAGGGCCGGTTCATCCTCAGCTATGATGATAACCCGGAAGTGCTCAAGCTATACAAGGGCTATGATATCAAGCACGTCACCCGCACCAAAGGTATCAACCGCAAGCAAGGCAAGTCCGAGTTCAAAGAAGTGATAATTGCCAACTTCAAGCTGGAGGAGCAATGAACTCTATTATCTCCTGGGTAGGCGGTAAGCGTATCCTTCGCAAGAAGATCCTACCGCTTATCCCCAAGCATGACATCTACTGCGAAGTCTTTGGCGGTGCTGCCTGGATACTATTTGGGAAGAGCGCTAACAAGGAAGACTGGCAGCTCTCCCAAAAGAGCTACTATACCGAGGTCTATAACGATATCAATGGTGATCTGGTCAACTTCTGGAAGTATATCCAGAACCACCCGGAAGCATTCGTAACCGAGCTGAACAACTATCTAATCTCCAGAGAGATGTTTGATAACTTCCTGAAGTATGAGCCCAGAACAGAGTTGGAAAGAGCGATCAAGTTCTACTACAACCTCGCCTGCAGCTATGGCTCAAGAAGCAAGAACTTCTGCATTAATCATGGTTACAAGTATATGCCCTTAAGAAATCTGGAAAAGGTTAAAGCATCCTCGGAACGCTTACGCGATGTGATCATCGAAAAGCAGCCTTGGGAAAAGATAGTAGCCAAGTTCGACCATCCTTATACCTTCTTTTATCTGGACCCTCCCTACTATACTAAGGAACACCTCTACAAGCGTGAAGACGCAGATGTCTTCAACCAGCATGAAGAGCTGGCCGAAACACTTAAGCAGATCAAAGGCAAGTTCCTGCTATCTTATAACAACGATCCTTACATCAAGCAGCTATACGATGGCTGCATCATTGAGGAAGTAGAGACACAGTACTCTGTATCTGGAGCTTGCCAGACGGAGATTGAGTTGTTGATTAGGAATTATTAGAAGACTTCAATGTTCAGTCTTTGGCATAGATGTAGCAGATCGATCCAATTCTTTCTTTCTGACTGTATTTTATTCCTAACAGGTTTGTTTAACACTGCATTCATAAGTTTCACACTATGAGATCGTCTAAAAAAGTCGAGATCAATCATATTCATGGATATCAAATACTCGCAGTGTTCAAAAAGACCGAGATAGTTATCGATTGCGCCCCATGCTTCTGCTCCTTCTGGAACTTGTTCAGACCATCTTCCTCCAGGCCTAAGAGCTATTGTTACATCCAAATAGTCATGAAACAATCTTTTCAAATCGATTATAGTTCTTGCTTTGGAATCTAGTGTTTGATGCTTGAGTTGTTTATGTGTAAAGTAAAACCCAATTATCAAAATCAATGCTTGGGAACCCGTTGCCACAGCATTCCAATCAACTGTACAAGTCATATATTTACTCCTGTATGGTGTTTGTATGTTAATAATATCGTAACATCTTCACTGTCAATACAAATATGCCAGACCTAACCTTTAAACTCGTCCTCGTCACTAATGACGCTAACCTCAAGCTTGCGGAAGTCAAGCAGGAGGTGGAGTCCACCCAGTCTGTAGTGGAAAAACCTGCTGCGGTTAAGATTACAGCGGAACAGGCTCTGGCTACCATTCGTGATGTAAAAATAGCAGTTGATGGTGTTCTCCAGGTTGTAGGCGGTCTTGTTAGATATATGAACGATCTGCTTGATGCCTCCTTGGGACAGCGTCAAGCCATGAAGTTGGCTTCCATAGCCTTCGGCGAAGCGGCTGACGAAATGGCAAACTTCGCATCTTCTATGCAGTCAGTCACCAACTTCGAGGATGACAAACTGCTGTCTTTGATGTCCAAACTCTCCCAGACCTTCAAACTGAACAAGGATGAGATTCAACAGCTTGTGCCGGTACTGCTGGACTTTACAGAAGCTGATAAAGCCACCGGGATGTCAGTTGAAAGCGCATTTGATCTTATGGGCCGAGCTCTGAACGGCCATACCGAGATGCTTGGCAGATATGGCATTGAACTGGATGATACCCGTCTCAAGACCGAAGGTGTATCCTATCTGGTTGAGAAGCTTAGCGAAGACTATGGCGGAACAGCAGTAGCTCTGGCTGACTTGCGTTTGCAGAATGCCAATGCCTGGGGAGATATCCAAGAGACGGTGGGAGATATGCTGACCACTCTGATCAACCCTCTGCTCAAGGGTCTGAAACTGCTCATGGATGCTTATAACAGCCTGTCTCCTGTAATGAAAGGCTTCGTGACAGGGATTGTGATTGCTATACCGGTTATCGGAACTGTCACCACTACGATAACCGCTCTCACAGCAGCCTATCATGCTCTGCAGGTAGCCATGAACCCGGTAGCCGGAATCATCGGCATTGCTGTGGGGGCTTTGTCTGTACTGGGCTTCGGACTGGCAGCAGCATCCAACAAGACTGATGAGGTTAGTACAGCTCAAAGGAGCATGAAGGATGAGATAAAGGATGCCCAGCGGCAGGTCTCAGTTGAAGCTGAAAAGTTCAGTCTACTGGCATCCAGGCTACTTGAACTGCGCTCTGCTACTTCCCTAACAGCCGCAGACAAGCGGGAGATGAAGAATGTCATCAAGTCCCTGAATGACAACTACTCGGAGTATCTTGGCAATATCAACTTAGAGACAGCGGCCTACAATGACCTGGCTACTGCTTTACGGGCAGCTTCCGAAGCTCTGGTGCAGAAAAAGATCTCCGAGATCTATGGCGAGAAATATAATGCCCAAGTCCAGAGAGTAGCAGAACTGCAGATCGAACTGGATAAGAAGCGGGCAGAATACAATGCTGCCAATGCCAGGATAAAGGAGTTGAAATCATCAGTAGACTGGGAGTTCTTAACCAGTGACCGTAATGCAATGGGCTTCAATCCTGCCTCCTATTTCGGTAATGACGGAGAGTGGCTTAAACTGGAACGGACGATCAACTCGTTTGGGGCCTTATCGGGAAAACTGCAAGCTGCCAAAAACGATCTTCAAGCCTTGGGTGATGCCTACCGCAAGGCCATGTTGGAAGTGCCTGATCTTACCTTTGATCAGGGTGGTGGCGATGAAGGAGACAACACTACCAGTCCTGCGGCCTTAGAAACAGAAGCAAGACGCAGAGAAGCGTTACGCTTGATGGAAGAGCTGGCCAGGCTGAGACAGACTGAGACCGAGAAAATAGAAGCCGAGTATCAGAGGCGGCTGGCACTGATTAATGAGTTCACTCAGGATGGCAGTGAAGCCGAGCGTCAGGCTATGGAGAACCTCGATACCTGGAAGACTCAGCAGGATAATGAACTTGCTACCAAAGAGAAGGATGCTGTCCAAGCCAGATACAAAGCTGAGATTGATTACTTCTCTAATCTGGAGAACCTGGGAGTTGATTCCTATGCCGCTCTTAAAGCCAGTATGGAAGAGTATTATGCCTGGGCACAGCAGAACCTGCCTCAACAAGAGCAGCAGCTGATCCAGGCTCAGATTGCCGAGATAGATGCCCGGCACGTCAAACTGCTCCAGGAGCGTCAGGATGAGGAGCGGGCCAAGCTGCAGGAACTGCAGGATATCCGGGACGAGTTCTACTCACGTGACTTGGATAACATCGGTGATAGCTACAGCAAGCAGCTTCTGGAAGCAGAAAAATACTATAATAAGAGGAAAGAAAAGCTATTGGAAGCTGGTTATACTGAAGAAGAAATCGAGCGGCAGAAGCAAGAGACTCTAAATACCATTAGAACCAACTACCAGCTTCAGGCAGTCAGTGGCACCTCCAAGATCTTCGGTGATCTGGCTGCAGCTCAGGACAAGGACACAGAACGTGGCTTTAAGCTTTGGAAGGCTTCGGCTATGGCTCAAGGCTATGTGGATACCTTCTCAGCAGCTATCGCTGCTTACAAGTCAATGGTCGGTATTCCAATCGTGGGACCCGGACTGGCAGTGGCGGCTGCAGCAGCTGCGTTAGCTGCCGGTATGGCCAACATCGCCAGGATCAGTGCCACCAAGTTTGAAAAGAAAGCTACCGGAGGTCTCTTAACCGGACCTTCCCATAACCAGGGAGGCATCCTCATTGAAGCCGAGGGTGACGAATACGTCACTGCCAAGGATCGAGTCAAGGCACTGGGCAGGAACTTATTTGACTTTCTCAACTTCGCACCTTTGGAGCAGGTGAAGCTTGCCTTTGCCGGCATGCCAACCCCTTCAGTGCCTATTCCCAGCAGTATGGGCTCATATTATGCCGCAGGTGGAGCTATCTCTTCCGGAGGCAATATGAATACCCTGATCGACCTGATTGCCGCACTGAAAGACGAGATTGTCTCACTCAAGCAAACGGTGATGGATTCCAAACCTGTTATAGAAGTTAATGTTGATCCGCTCTCCAATGATCCGGTTAAGGTCTCGGAGATAGCCGATACCGGGAAGATGATCAGAAGTGAAGTGTAGTATGATACATAGGATGTTCTATGCCTAACCTCTTTAAGATTGACTTTATTCAAGGCAAGACAGATGCTTCCGATTATAACCAGGTCAAGCATAGCCTGGTAGATACTGCTGCCAACAGAGCCATCATCAGTCTATCCGTCTCAGCCGATAAGCTGCAGTCGGTCTCCAACTACAGCCGTGAGCCCAAGCGTTTAGTATTCGAATGCTTTCCCACTACCTGGATAGAAAATAACATCCTCAGTGGCAATAACGAGCACGAGCGTTACATATCCCACTTTGAGGTCAAGGTCTATCGGGATAACAGCCTGTTCTTCTCCGGCATTATCGATACCTCCCAGCTATGCTTGGATATATCCTCCGGCATTCTCAAGATCACTTGCTACGATAAGATTAAGCTGCTCTCCCTCTACTCCGATCTCACTCACTACTATTCGCTTACGGCAGGTTATCAGCCTAACTGGATACTGGCTTACTTCCTGCAGGATATTGAGCAGAAGATACCAGTCAACATACCCTACTCCAACCAGTTCACTCTGCCTACTATGAACATAGGTAACGGTGATCTCATTACTATTGCCCACATCGACTTCAATGATCTGCTCGCCTTTCCCAACCCTACCGGAGGCTGGACTTACAGCTATGACAGCTCAGGCTGGCCGGGACCTTTTTGGGGCTACCGGATTGATAGCATAGCTAACCGCATCAGCTTCATCTTTGCCTATAAAAAGGTGATAAAAGCCACTTATACCAGTCCTTCCGCTACCCGCTATCAGGGCCGATATAGGGGACGCATCTACCAGTTTTTCAACAATATCTGTCCTGTTGTGATTGAGTATGATGAAAAGACCGACTGGGTGGATGATCTGGCTTCCCTTGAAAATACAACCAACGAGTTCATAAGCTTCTATATTAAAAACGGTATCTCGGAGAGCACCCTATATAGTGGCTTAACTTCAACTGGATTAATAGATGGACGCAGCTACGGCAGCGGTCATTATGTTAATCACTGGATTGAAGCTCATTTCTATGGCAATCTTTTCCCGGCTAAGCTGTTCCCGGGCAAGGCTTATGAGAACTACAATGATGAGCAAACTGATAACATCAAGGCTCTGCAGGCTATGCTCATGCTTTACAATGCCACCATCTTCAGCAATCCCCAAGGTCAGATCGTGCTCAAGAACAAGGATGCTTATTCCGATACCATAGTAGATATCGATGCAGAGGATGTGGTCAGCTTTGTCAGTAAGCGGGGCAATCCGGAGAAGCCGGAGATCAACTGTCTGGATATCCTGGCAGGCGATACCACTCAACTGCAGAGCTTAATCAAAGACTATCTGATCGACTTTCACGACTCCAAATGGAGCTGCGAAGCCGTTATTGATAATCTCTCCAAATACAATCTTACACTCCAGTCCAAGATACGCATTCAGAATAAGATCTATGCCATAACCGAACTGGAGCGAAACTTTCAAGATGATGAATACAAGGTGAAAGCATGGCTGTTATAAAAGGCTTCAAGCTTATTCGCTGGGCTGACGATGGCATCTATTACTTCTTCTGTCCTAATGGGCAGATCGAATACAGCCCCTCTCAGAAGTACCGCATTGAAAAGAAGAACGTTTACGATCCCACCATTATCCATAGAAGGGAAGCCTACCGGGAGGACTCCTTTGATCTGGAAGCTGTATTAGAACCAAGCGAATACTACAGCCTAATGAACTTCCTCCTCGGTCCCGGCAAGTTATATCTGGAATACACTGCCTACAACAGCTTTAGCAGTCAGTTCCCGGTTACGATATCTCAACTACCTAAGTGTCCGGATGATCTGCACGAGTATCCCACTAAGGTCAAGTTCAGTCTGGAATCCAGATACATAGGCAGTCCCGGCTATATTGACTTCAGCATTATCATTATCACCGATTTTGATGAAACAGTTACCGGTCAACACTTAGCATAAACCTAAGCAATAAGAATCCACACAGGAGCATAAATGTACAAGTTCGCCATCAGCTATTATACAATGGAAGGCACCGAAAGGAAGCCTCAATCGGGAATAGATATCCGTCTACTCAGACCTGGTCAATCCTGGTCAGAAGGCAAGAAGCTAATCGAGAACACTCCCAACTCTGGTTATTACGAGATCAGCATAGAATCTGAATCAGATTGCGGCTTCTATGAGATATGGGATAACATAGGAAATACTCAAGGCCAGTTCAGCGGCAAGACCTGCACCATCGGCAAGCTCGATGCCAGAGGTCTGCAGAACAATTGTATCTTTGGCAATCACATCTTGGATGGAGCGGTTACAGGCACCAAGATCGCCAATGAAGCCATTGGAACTGAACACCTGCAGAATGGCTTACTATCACTCTCCAAGCTGCAATACGAGCTGCAGGATCAGGATAAGGGAGTGGGAGACATTAGCCAGTGCAGCCCTGCCAAGCTTACTCAAGACAAGTTCATCACCCACATCCTGAATAAAGAATATCAGGAGCTGCCCCATATTATTCTGACCAACCAGTGTGATGCCTTCCTATATATATCTGATGTAATGCTCGTAGGGAATCAGGTTACCGTCAAGATCAGAATTAGCAAAGTCTATACTGCCACCGATTCTATCTACAAGCTACTTGCCCTCGCCAAATAATGCCCAAGAGAAAAACCCGGCAGAACCGGGTTAGTATATAGTTTAGATTTTGCTTATCGATTCTTTTCGAGGCGGCAGATCATCTCTGCCATATGATTGATCACTTCTTTATAGTCTCCACATTCCCAGGCATCATCGACTCTGGTTTTGATCTCCTCCTCAGTCATCTTCTCCGACTGCAGCCAGGGGCCTCGGAACTGATTCCACCAGTTCTTATAATGGTATTCGTCAGAGTAGGGATCGGACTTGGTAGGCTCATTATCAAAGCCACTCTTGTCCATCTCTATTACCTTCATTGTTGTTCCTGACTTCAATGTGCCTGATTGCTTGGCTAATTCTTCTCCTAACTGTTCCGTCCCATCGTCATGCTTCAGAATAAGTTGGCTGCCTGATTTCACCATCTCCTCCAGCGTTGTTTGGTCCTTGTGATTCTTGTTTTGCTTGGTCATCTTGATCTCCTTCTCGGTTACCCGACTGTTGATTTATGGGGGCTACTCTGCACCCCTCGCAAAGGTAGTCAAGTCCTTTCTGCTCAATACGATAAGAAAGATGGAAGATATTCAAACTTGACATTGAGACAACCAAATCCGATTATGGTCACAGCCTACAGACCCTGCATAGAATGCCCTTTGAAACCTGGGAAACTGCTGGTGTTTCCCAATATTTTTATTATGATAAATCGATCAATATAAGGATGTCAACATGGTGGATTTGCAAAAAGGTTGAAACTAGATTTGCAAAAACGGTGATACTAGATTTGCAAAAAGGTTGAAACTGAATTTGCAAAAAGGTTGAAACCGATTTGCAAAAAGGTTGAAACTCGGGTCTCACCTAAAACGGCGATTTGCAACGAAAGTGATACTATTTGCAATTTTACTTGATACTCTATAAAGATATCATCTTTAGTCAGGAACTTTTTCCGGAGAAAATGAACAGTAAAAAATACTTGACATAAGCTGGGCTTTACAGTATTATATTATAAATGGTACAAATAATAGAGGTAAAGTGATTTTAATGCCTTTAAGCATTTGCAAAGAAGGATAATGTATTCCTGCTTTTTCAATAAGTACAGAGAACAGCAGGAATTACAAATATATATGGTATTAGCCAGTTTCAGGAAGGCGAGGTAGCGATGAAACATATTTTA